GTATATATTTTTTACCGCATTCAGTTAGCACTTCCTCATTTTCTCTTAGACAAATCTCTTGGATGTATGCCATCATAGACAGTGAGTTTCTAAACTCTCTATCCATGTCGTCATTGTAGTGCGGAATGACGAAAGATGGGAAGTGAAACTCTTTGTAGTCTTTTGAGTTTGCAAATTTATAAAGCAGTCCTTCGCCCATAGGTGTTGAAGTACAGATAATTTCTGTATTCGGTTTATCCATCAGAATGGCAGTAATGGAGTCGAATGCCTCTTGTGTCAAGAAGTCTGCCTCGTCAATAATGATAAGATGTGCACCCTGACCACGGACAGCATTTGCGTTGTCATTACCGGCGGTAAATGCCTTGAATGTTGAACCGTTCTTCATCTGGATTTCTTGGTACGGAGATGTAACTGAACGTTCAACAAGGTCGTCCCATGTTCCGATTGTATCCCCGAGAGAGCGCAGAATCTTTTTAACTACGTTTGTAAGTTCTTTGGCTTGTGACAGGAACGGTGTTACTACAAGGATTTGATAATTGCTGTTTTGAACAAGTCTGTTGGCGATATCAATACCAAGGCCGTAGGATTTTCCTGAACGACGTCCACATCGGATAGCTTTCTTAGACGCCGAACATTTAATTTGCATAGATTGGTACCATCTATTAACATATAAACGTTTCGTTGGGTCCGGCTGGTTTACGTCGATATTCTTCTCGGCCCAGTATACGGGGTCCATCGCCTGCTTAATTTCGTCAAGCTCTTCTTTGTTTAGGTCGGCTACAATATCTTGGTCTAGGACGCTAATATCTTTTGGTCCTGAACATTTAATTGTAATCTCTCCATACTTTCTAATCTGCTCTTTTTGGCAGTTTTTGCACATATTGCCGATATCGGTATCATAGTTTTTATGTTTTAGATAATCCCGCCACGGCATTTCGTAAAGCTGAATAAGGGACGACGTCGGCGTCCGATTGTCGTCCTCTTCTATGTCCTTGCGGATATGGTCAGTGTTTTGTTCTAGTTCTTCTGACATTAGAATATGCCTTTCAGTATAGCTGCCTCATTGCCAAGGATATAACCTTTATCGTTTAATGAGGACTTAGATAATTTTGCAAAAGCCCTTTGTCTACTTGTTGCAAGTTGTTGTGTGTTTACAGAAGTATTACCGGCGCCAGATGTGAATAATGAATTTCTAACCTGTAGAATTCTGTTATCTCTATCTGCAAGACTTTTTGCTAGGCCAATAGCTGTGTCTGCTGCCCACATTAGCCCGCCGCCGGCCACTAGGCCGCCAACAGTGCCCGTCGCAAGCTTGGCTACACCCCTAGCTCTACCTGCCCACCCTAGGGCCTCTCCTGCTGCTCCTCGGCCTATTTTGCCAATGATCGGAGCTCCTTTAAGCAGAGATGTTGCGGAGTGTGTTAATTCTTTGCCGACACGGAATCCGTATGTACCTGCAGCAGTAGTTAGAGCCATTCCAGCAATAGAGGTAGCCGCATTGTCTGTAATAGTTGATTCTTTATTGCCAAAGATATAATCTGACGCCTCTGTTAGTGCGAACACGCCTCCCATTATCGGAGCCATACCGGTAAACAGCTTATCTGATGTTTTTGTAGATGCTGATGAGATAATTGATTTTTGGTGCTTGGTCATCAAACCAACAGAGTTCATGAGGTCATCACGGAGTCCATAACCCATTGCGAATTTACTGGCCCTGCCTAAGTGGTCAGACATACCTGCAGTGGTAAAAGATTCAAAGCTATTGAAGGCATACATATTATTGATGCCGCCGCCTCGAACAGGCTGTGTTGAATTGAATTTGCTTGAACCTGGTGCTGCACCAAAGATTCTTTCTGCTGCAGTTCTGTTTCTTGAGTTTGTAATTGCCTCTGCTTTTAATGCTGTTCCGATTGAGCCTTTTTCAAGCGGGTCGACTGCATCCATCATTCTTCGAACATCTGCATAATCGGTGTTTGCATTTTTCCGGTAGATATTTGAAGACCATTTAATAGGATGATCTTTTCGTGCCAGGCTATTTTCGAATAGCCTGTGGGATGTGTTTATTGCATTCTTTGTTCTGGACTTGTCTGTTGAGAAAAATCCATCATTAGATTCTAACTTTATCTGATCCCAAAGTTGTGCTCTATCAATACTCATACGCTCTTCTTGAATCCCTGTATTGTGCTTCTACATATCCTGCTGGAATTGCGTTTGAATAATCCAATGCAGAAAACCTGTTGAATGTTGGGTCGTTATACTGTTTAAAGTCTAGTCTTTCTTGTCTGTCTCTTAGTTTTCTGACCCTCATGTCGTCATCGAAAGAGTCTGACATCATATATAAAAGTCCGCCCGCGGCCGCTAATCCGATAGCGGGGATGCCGACCCTATGATTCTGAGGAAGGATAGATTGCAACGCCTCATGGCTGTTCCTGACCTTATTATAGGCCTCTTCGGCGTATTGGGAAAAGGACTTTTGTGTCCCTTGTGCAATGTTTGTATCTCTTATCCTTATAAGCTCTTCGCCGGTCAGCTGCTCTCCTTTGAGAATCTTATCAAGTAAATCTGCTCGGCCTATTTCTGCAACACCAATCCTTGCTGTTGAATCAGGATTCCTCAAGAGGTCTTGGGCAACGTCTATGTTACCTTCCGCCATTTTGATGATTCTTTGCAACTCTTCGTGAGCCTGGGTACCGCTATATCTTTTTCCCACCATTGTTAGGAAGTTCGCAAATCCTGCTTCGTTTGAGACATTACGATTGAATCTTGGCACTTCAATGTGATTGGTTTCGCCGGTCAGAGAGTTTATAACCGGAACTGTAGCTGTGTCGATCCTTTGCTTTGAGTCCCAGGACCCATTCTCTTTAAATTTCTCAATGTTCGAGATAATCGACTTTGCAGCCTGCATCTCTCTGACCGTACCAGATGCCATTCTCATCTTATTGAAGATACCAGTACTTTCCTCTGATATATTTCCAGAGATTAGCTCTTCTCTCAGGTTGTTAATTTTATCGAATAGTCGAATCTGCTGATTGGCATCAGACAATGCGCCGTGAGTCTCGTGCTCGCCAAGAAAGAGCCTTGAGAGAAAATCTACGTTATGACCAGCCTCTTTGTAGATTTCGGGAATATGGCCCTGAGCGGCCGCTTTTACAAATGTAGCTTTTGTGAAATCCATAAGGTCGGCAGCGTAGAACATAGGTAGTCCACCTTTAACCGCCCTTTCTGTGTCATATTTCATCACAGAGGCGTCTACTTTTTGGTAGGCTGCCATTACCTTATCCATGGCCTTATCTAAATCTGAGAGCGTTTTAGCGTCATTAGCAGCGGCCCTTGCTTTTGTAACCTCGGATGGTGTGTATAGTCTTGTTTGCCCATCTGGAGAACGCTCATACATCTGGCTCATTAACCTTGATGTTGAGGAACCTTGAAGGCTTCCGTAGAACGCCCGTTCAAACCCTAAGTTCTGAACAAGTATCATACCTGAGTTGCCATAGGTAAGACTGTTGTCCAGATGTTTTAAGATTGCATGGTCTGTTGCTTCAAATAGAAGCTCTGCCGACGTTGGTTTCTTTTGACCGGAGATGTATGACTGCCATTCCATATTACTGGCATAGAAGTCTTTCCGACTTAGGGCTATACGCTCTGATTCGAGTTGTTCTTTTGAAGGCTTAAATATTGCTTCTGTGCCTCCCTGTCTTGTAGCGAGACCAATAGACCAAATGCGCGACTTATGTCTGGATTTAACAACGCCGTCTCGGACGTCTTTAATTCTTTCCTCTGGGTTTGTTGAGGTTGTCTCAAAGTCAAGAGAGATGACGTTGCTAAATGGCTTCATTTTACTTCCTTGAGCAGTCTACGATAATCTCCGTCTTTTTCGAAGATTTCTTTTTCTGTTATGAACCGGTATTTGGCGTTTATCTTATTGTCTTTTAAATAAGCAACGGCGGCCCTTGCTTTTAGCTGAACATTTAAAGCCTTTGTTGCAGATGATGGCTTGATTTCGCATAGCTCAATTCTTCCGTCTGCATAAAGAACCAGAACATCTGGAATGTAATTGCGCCTTAGCCCGGAGTTGTCTGAGTATGGAATCTTCATTGGTTCTACGATATATTTTATTACATCGTGGTCAGAATCCATGCCTTTGTAGAAGGCATACTCATACAATGAGCGATACTCAACAGTTCTGCCTGCTTTAGTTGAGAAATACTTTCCGGCTCTGTACTTTTTGCCTTTGTTGAAGTAGGCACCATTATTCTTGATATGATCTTCTTTTGTTTGATGCTGCTTCAGACGGCGCCGTTGTTTCGGCTTTTTCTTCGGCTTAATTGCCTGCGCTGATTGTGTCATTATTCTTTACCGATGGGTCAACATACTTGCCCCTTGTTGCCGCGGTAAGCATATCCAGTTTATCCTTGAGAGATTGACTTCCGCTTCCTGCGCTTGAACCGGCAGCCTGAACAGCGATCTTGGCTCGTTCTTTTCTGGTTGCCATTAAGGACTCAAGGAGTTTATTTCGTCTGGTTTTCAATTTGTCTTTGATATTTAGGTAGCGAGAGATATCGTCTCTGGCAATAAGATTACCTCCGGCATCAAACCCCATAATATCTTCCTGGCTGAAGTCTTGATGGGTGAGGGAGAGGATTTGGGTAACTCTTCTTTCGTAGAGGTCGATTTCTGCGAGTTCTGCAACCATCTGCATTTCCGTCGGGCTGTCTGGCTGGACATTAAACTCTTCGAAGTACCTCTCCGTCTGACTGCGCAAGTAATCCTGTTCATAAATACAAGGAGCTCCCACTGGGGCCTTGCCCATTTTATGCAACTGACAGTTATGGACAAGTAGCCCTTCTGCAAAGAAATTTGAATTGTTGAAAACCTGAATATCATATACCGGAAGTCTGCTTACCGGTTCGATAGACTCGATTTTTGTAATTAGGCAATCCCCATACGAATCATCTTCATCACTAAATGAATCTTCATATGCAAGTTTACTGCCTACTGTTAGGCCTGTATCAATAGACACAAACCGGAATTTTGAACCTCGGCCTTTTGTACCGAAGAATTGATGGTTAGAGGTTGCTTTAATTGAATGGCCGGCGGTAGTTCTAATTTCGTAAACTAGCTCTTCGCCGACATACGCTGTTGCATAAACAACATCTTCTTCAATTCGTTTTGTCTTCGTATTGAATGAGATGATTTTATCACCTTCCTTGATTCGGTCAAGTCTAACCTTTTTACCGTCATACATGGAAACCATAGAGTCTCCGGTTAGGCAAGTTTCTTTGACCTTGCAGTTCTCACCTCTGCAAACCATAGGTGCATATGTAGTTATACCACCATCAGTAGAACGACGTAGACTTGTACTGAAAGCCAATGCCTCTTCTTCTGTCAGTACAATATTCTCGTATAGCTTATCGTCTAGAGATAACGAATCCAGATATCTAGCTCTGGTTATTCTGTTATCTGCAACTTTAATACCTCTAGCTGAAAACAGAATCGGAATAGACTTAGATTCTGTCTCTTTTATTTTGGAAACTGTTTTTTCTACATCTGTCTTGGTCTTATTTTTCTCTTTCTCTCTCATTTCATGAGCAGAGATAATACCTGCAGATAAGTCGAACATTTCTTGGATTTCTTTATTGGGAATAGCCATAGAACTAAATATCCTATAATTAAATTATTATTCTTATTCTTACCTCAACATACTAAAAAACAAGAGAAACGGAAATAGATGCAGGTAAAGACTCGTAATCTGGGTAGAATCTGAAATCAGAATTTACTATCGAATAATTTAGTATAGGCTAAATCATGGTCATAGGCAATAATCGGATATATGACCTAGTAGCTATCTGTGGTTATAACCACGATTTAGCAACAATTCTCTAAAACGTTTGCATAGTAAACTTCCAATACAAGGAAATAAGCAAGTTTATATAGCAAAGTAAGCTTACTTAGCTAGTTTACAAAATAAAATAGGAGGTAGCATCAAGCTACCTCCAAGGTAATTATCTAGGTCTGATCTAGATCAGAATCTGCTAATTTATCAGTTCCGGATAGTTTATTTTCTCTATTGTTTAACCGGGCTGCGGTAGCAGCCTGTCTAGAGTCTAGATCAATAGGGAAGAAACTCTCTTTTCTGTATTGATCGTTTATACGACCTAGGTAGTTTATTTTCGTTTACTCTGGGCCGCCGGCGGGGCGGCCATGTAGATTATAGTAGCAAGTTTATCAACGTATACTTGCTTTAAGAAAACGTTTTCTATGATAGTTTATACGTTTTCTATAGATACAGTTAGGCCTAACCATAGCACGGTTAGAAGACAAATTTGATACAGTCTTCTAGTTAGAATTAACCAACTAAACCCAGTCTAACCTTGTTGTACAACGTAGATGTCTTACTGACATAACCCTAATTGTAAGAGAATTATGCCCTAGGCTTTTTCTTCACCCATCTTGACCCTCCAAGGAACCCAATCCATGGACCGTTCATACTTCCATTTATAGTCACACCTTTCGGTGTCATCTTGTAGCTCAATATGCTATCTCTACAAGACCAGAGATGTTTCATCTTCCCATGTGGCCTACTCGTATCATTTCGGTTACAATCCACTGCATAACAGGAAATTTATTTATACTCGCCACCTCTCGTATTACTTTGATACATTACTTTGAATCAGGGAGTTTGTATCAGGGAGTTTACGCTACTTCAACAACGAGTTTTCGACTGACTCCTTTGGTTAGGCTCGCCCACG